CGAGCAGTAGGAGCAATGTCCATATCATCCTGTACTCTCTGAGTGTTCTGTATTCTTGATTGCTGTTGTATTTCTATGTCTTTGCGTATATAAGATTCCAATGTATCGTCAAAGTTCTTTACAGAATCAGGATGACCTGGACTACTAATCCTAGCTAATACTTCATCTTTGGCAGAGTTATGAGCGCGTACAATAGATTCTTCAAACTGTCTAAACATTGGAGGAGCATCATCGGACAACTTAAAAAACTCAGATATTTTTCCGGCACCTCTAGTGATTGTACCACCTTTAGTAAACATTAAACGCACAGCATTTACAATACTTTTCATCATAATGACAGACGAAGTAGGTGCTTGGCCTGACTTGACTAAGGTTTGCCTCAATGCTCCTGAAGGTATATCAGCCATTTGTGATGTAAATGTACCTGTCTTTAAACGTACACCATCCAATATATTTAAAGCCAGCTCTCCTTCTATTGTATCTGTCAATAGTTGTTTTTCCATATATGTAAAAGCAACAACTTCATCTTTGGCAAGTTTATTTAGTTTTACTTGCAGTTTACCAGGTAATGTAAAACCTGTTCGTCTTTGAAATAACTTTATTCTTCTTCCAGCTTCTGAAGTAAAGTTCCCTCCCTTAGACTCCATATAAAATCTTCGTTCAGCATTAAGCTTATTTTTTAAAGATTTATCTATATAGTTTTTATATGGAACAGCAACTGTCCTATTTACATAAATAAAATCATCTGCAATATTTTTTAAAAAGTTATCTCGCATCACATCTGACACAGCATTTCGTGTAGCAGAATAAATATCACTAGGTTTAAAAGAAAGATCGTTTACTTTCCAAACTCCCTTTTGTTGGAGAGAATCAAAAACTTTTCCCAAACGAATAATCTCATCAGGAATCAAAGGCTTTGTTCTTTGTTTTGTCAACAACTCATATCCTTCATCCCAAAGTTTTATAGCATCATCAGGGACACGTCCTTCCAAACGAGCATCATGCCAAAATCTTAAATCCTCCATTTTTGTTTTATTGACTGAACGATTGACTATATCTACATCACGAAGAGGTTTCTGTCCTCTTGTCAAGTTTGCTTCTACATCGTCTGCAACTTGTTTTGTTCTACGCAATACAACTCTTTCATTCTTTCCTGTGACTGCTGCACCATCAAAAACTTCGTCCATTTTCTGTATACCAGATTGCAACTCTTCAGGTGTAATAGATTTCTTTTTGCCAAACAAACCTCGAACATAACCACTGTTGGGATTCGTAAACATTTCAGGACGTATGGCTTCATCTATACTAGAGCGAGCAGCCTTACCAAGAGCGATTGCTTCCTTATGGCTACCGTATATGTCTCCAATCGTTTCTGCTGCTTTCTTACGCAATGTGGGGCGATTTATAGTGCCACCATTTTTAGCAATCTGTTTCTCTATATCTGCTGCTTTTAAGTTTTCATCTACACTACGTAACGCTGCATCAATCTCTGAACGCGCACCCATATAACGTATCTGTTCCAACGGAGATTCTACTGTACGTGCAACAGCCTGAGCCTTAGTTCCTTTACTTAATGCTCGTATACCTTTTGCTGTAAGTTTTGCTCCTGCCTTAACAGGCCCAATAGGAGTAATCGGAGTCAAAAGTTCCGGCCCCAAAGATGGAAGTCCTGATCCCAATGTTCCTTGACGCATAGGATTCAAAGATAAAAAGTTTTCAAAACTGCTAACGTTTTCATCTGGAGGAAGTAAAGATGACTGTACTTGAGTAAAAGATCCTTGTCCTGTTAAAAGGTTTGTAAGTGCTTGCCCACCTGTTTGATCTATTTCAGTTTCTTTGTAACCAGCTCCCTTTCGTATTGTTGGTCCACCTGAACCAATCATAAAACCAAACAACTCTTGTGCAGGACGAAGCAATAATGGTTCTACTATGCCTGAAATAGCATTTATCTGACGCAATCCATAGTCTAATCCAGTCTCAGAAATCACAGCAGGTGCTTCAGGAGAACGAGTTAAATCTATTCTGTTAGACATTTCCTGTTCGATCTCTTTATCAATAGAATCTAACTCTTTTTTTGTTAATACAGGTTCTGTATCGTCATATAGTGATGTTTCAACTTCTACTCCATAAAGACCAGCTGTCGTACCAGGAGGAGCTGGTCTATATTGTTTTTCAGATTTTTTTTGTTCAATCAATCTTCTTCGTAGAATCTCATATTTTTTATTATAAACTGATATTGCTTCTGCTGTTGTCAGTTCAGTAGGCTTACGTTGTCGCTCTAAAAAGGCAGAATATAACAACTCACCTGTTGTACCTTTTCGTATTTCACCTGTGGATGGATCTTGTATCAATCCCTTTACTGGATCAATCACATTACTTACTTGAACCGTAGATGGAATAGACTCAATAAACTCTCCTGTTCCATATCGTTGTGGAGCTAACTCTGTACGAAACTTTTGCTTGCCACGTTCAAACGCTTCTTCTCTTGGTACACCTTCTTTTACAAACTCTTCTGTGTACCGATATGGAGTAATAACATTCCTACCTTCAAGTGCTTGTGATACGTCTCTTGCTAGTTCTGCTTCGCTCTCTCCAGGAGTAATCACTTCATTTTTATAGATAAGCTGTGTCTCAAAAGCCTGTTCTTCTTTCAAACGTCTTTGTAAAGTTTGAAGTTCAGCACTATATTCAGGCAATCCTATTTCATTGTTTGCCAGCTTTTGTCGCAATCCATCAAGTTTATTGCGGATTCTTTCTACTTCTCTTGGGTCTGCCATGACTATTCCTTTGGAGTCAAACGTCGTAGTGCTTCTGTGTAATCAGGATTTGTTTGTCCATCGCTAAGTATAATAGGATTCGACGCTCTTTGTAAGGCCATTGCTCTACTATTATATACAGCCAAAGCACGAAGTTGTTCTTCAGGTCTACCTTCAAACTCTGTTTCAAGCCTTGAAAGAATAGTATCAAAGTTTTGATTATCTATATATGTCTTGTTTTGTTTATCAAAAGTCTCAGCAAATAATGACAATCCAAACTTCTCAGGGACACCCATACTCTTTATGTCATTGTCTCTTTTGTTTGATAACTCATATGCCTTTTGTTCTGTGGCCATATACTTTTGCTCTGAAGGAGAATACATTGTAGGGTCAAACTTTTGTGCCTGTGTAGGTTCAGCTAGGTCTGCCGCTCTACCTTGTATCTCTTCTGCACTCTTCATTTCAGGCTGTATCGAAGCAACCTTTCTCTTTTGTTGCAATATGTTGTACTGTCTTTCCAATGCCAGGTCATCAAGAAGTACTTGTTCTTCACGTGTAACTGCCAATGGATTATCTATAATAACTTCTTTCAGCTTGTTGTACGCTTCTACCGCTTCAGCAGGCAACCTCTCTTGTTCTTCTGCTGTTATCTCAAAGTCATTACGCAATGCCTCAAACACTGGCTGTGCTATTTTTCGTAGCTCTCTACCAATCGTTGTGTCGGTTCCTTCCAACATTTCTTTGTACACAGGAGGGCGAACAGGGCGACCAATCCTACCAGGTACAATGGGTCTTGGTAATGATGTGCCAGCTCCTAGCTTTTCTCCTGTAAGATTTCTATATCGTAACTGTACTTGTTCTTGATATTTTTTCTCTACTTCTTGTGGAGAGATTGTTTTGCCTTCTTTTAGTTTTCCTTGTGATGCGTTTAATCCTAATGTTTGATATTTTAAATCACCATGCAACCAATCTTCAATAATTCGTAATACTTCTGTATTCTGTGAAGTTTCATTTGCACGTAAGTCATTTATTATTTGATGTGCTAAGTCAGACTTTCTATATGGTATTAAATCTTTTCTTGTAGCCTTCTCACCTAAACCTGCTTGAGTTTTTTGTGATTCAGAAAAATATCTATTTATTCCTGAACTTAAATCACTACTCATAGTGGGAGCAATCCTTTCAATCGTATCTCCGTTTTCTAACTGCTGTTTTATTTTATCAACAGAATCGGCTACTGTCTCTGAATACAAGTCATGTGTCAAAACTCTTGCAGTCGCATAATCTTGTGCCCTAGATAGTTTATCATCTACCGCAAGTCCTTTTTGCGCACGTACCCCTTCACGTTGTAAATCTATATTTGATTGACGATATTTACGATTCATCTCTGCTTGTTGTGCATCTATCTTTTCTTTTGTCAATCGGTCTTGATAAGATACTTTTTCTTTTATATTGTAAAACTCTCTCTTTAGATTTTCTTTTGCAATCTTAGAGTTTCCTTGGATTATCTGTTGCCGAGACTTTTCGATATTTTTAAGCATCGTATCGAACAACTTTGTTTCATTTTCCAATACGTCTATTGCTGCTTCTCTTGCTTTTTGTTCAGATTGAAAGGCAACAAAAGCTTCTTGGTAAGCCATTTCCATAGATGACTTTATGCGTTCTTGATTTGTTTGGCGATAAGATTGTACAATCGCTCTTGCTATTTCAAAAGACATTAGTAACTTCCTGAAAACATTGCTTGTATTAAATCTGCATATCTTGGATCTCCCAACATCATTGTTGGATTTGAATACATCATCATCAACTGTTCAGGAGTCATTTTATTATTGTTGGCTACCATCGCATCACCTACAACATTTCCAGCTTGACCCAAAGGAGCGCCGGAAGCGTTAGCTCCTTCGATTGCTTTTGTGCCAGCTCCTATACCCAACATGTTTTGTGTCTGTTGTGATGTGTATCGTGCATCTTCACTCATGTTTTGTTTCATCTTCATTGTTTCACGCATGTAGTCTAGATTTTTTTGGTACTCTTCATCAGCAGCAATCTGCTGAGATTTTATTCCTGCTGTACCAAAACCTGCTTCTGCAATACCACCTATCGCTGACAATGCCGCTTGACGTTGTAATGCTTTTGCCTGTTGCTGTTGGGCTTCAAGTCTTGCCTTTTCCTCTGCCTGTTGTTGGGCTACGTCTGCATCACGCTGAGCTACTGCTTGGGCTACTTGGCCTCTTGCCGCTTGAGCTGTACCACTGAGTGCTTGCTGTTGTCGAAAGGCTGCTCCTTGTCCAATGTCGCCTATATTCTGTGCTGCACCAAAACGAGCCATTACTTCTCGCTCTGCTGCTTGTATAGGAGTCATTGATTGTGAGCGATATAGTTCACGCTCACCTTGAGTCATACCCAAAGCATTACGAGCCTGCATACGTTCTAGCTCTTGTAATCTTTTCTTTTGCTCAGGAGTCAACTTCAAGTCTTGTGACGCACCAAACTGGCCTGCCGCTTGTAGTCCACCTTGTACAATAGCCTTACCTGCTCCTGCAAGTATCGCAAGTTCTAATCCAGTCATTTTTTTCTCCTACATATAAAACATTTCTAGTGATACAGACCACGATATATTCTGACACACACCTGCTGTGGATGTGTTTACCAGTCCTATATTATAGCCTTTTATTTGTGACCCTATATCACGCAATATAAATCCATTTGTAATCTGTGTACCATCAATCAATACATCAAGACCACTTGCAGGTTGTTCTTTTATTTTATGTTCAACAGATACTCCTGCAATCGTAGGACTATTTAAAGAAGTAAATATAACTGTTTCGCCTAAACTAAGTGATGCTTTGCTTTGATGTATCATATGCCATTGAAAAAAGATTGTACATGGACGAAGTATATCAAACGTGATTGCTGCGTATGGGATTCTTAATCTTCGTGTATTGCCATTTGTTCCTTCACTTAACCATCTGGAACAATACGATGTACGATTTATAAATGCACCATTGTTTCTACCACCAAAAGTTCCTGAAACATTTTCTGTTATATTTGTTGTCGATGTATATCTACCCTGCATAATATGTTCAGTGTCTATCCACTTTGAAGCCAACTGCATATCCGATGCAGACAACTGCTGTTGTTTTTGCTTCATTGCATCCAGGTTATCTCGAACATCCTCTGCATTTAGTTTTTCGGAAGTCCATGTCTTTGGAAAACTTATGCTCATATTTCCTCCATTATCATGTAGGCCATATTACTAGCTCCGATTGTAACTTGATGCGTAGAAGCAGGACTTTCTAACAACTCCCAAGCATTTATTGGACTACCATTTACAGGACTAGAGTTGTAAAAGTTTTGTATTAAACCTCTACAACGCAAACGCAATCCATAGATTATATAGTTTTGATCTGCTTTATACCACCAACATCCATATCCAGTACGAGCTGGAGGAAAATCAACATTAGGTAAAGGCGATCCTGAATCGTACACATATCCATGGTTCAAAAGTGTACAACCATATGTTTCATTTGTAGCTGCACCATACCTATCAGGACTTACTTGTATATCTTCAAAATCACTTTGATTTGGAACAGGAACAAAAGCTCCACCACTTGATAACTGCCATTCTAACCATACAGCCCATGCTAAAACATTTCCTCCTGCAAAAAAGGGAGAAGCTACTGAACCTGCAACAGTATTTTCAAACTGCCAATATACTCTTATTACTTGATCTTGATTAAATAAAACAACACCAGTACTCCAAGTGTGAACAGTTATAGCAGGATCAAAAGGATCAACAGGTTCTTCATTTGCAGGAACAATAACAGAGCCTGTGTCTGTATCATCATCGGCTTTGTGCAATATGATTCCTGACTGGCCTGTTGATCCACTCAAAGAAAATGCAGGATGGTCTACACCTTCATTTCGTACATTGTCTCCATCCATAGGAAAAGCAGCATTGGCTTCTGTAAAAACTTGATTCAGCTCTGTACTTGTAAGTTTTTCTCCACGTTTGGGAGGATTGCTATTTGTTATTCTGCTCATCGCCAACGTCCTATAAACAAGTGTTGCATTGCCAAAAATGTAAACAGACAGTTTTGATTTTCATCATCGCTTGCAGATACAGAGCGAGCCTGTACTGTTGCTTTATTGGGAGATCCAGTAACAGGGAAATCACATACCATACGAAAAGTTACAATAGGATGCGGTATTTTATATGCTGTGCAAACTTCTACCCCATCAAACAAAAGTCTTATGCTTACACTCTTCACATTATCTACATGATATGTATTGTTATATATATGAGAAGAAAACTCCCAGTGCATCATTCCATCCTTAAATACACTGAAATCTATTTCATCCACAGTCACCCATCCACCACCATATGTATTGTATGACAATCCTCGGAAGTCTCCTCCTGAAGCCCCTGTGCCTGTATCTGTCAGTGGCTCCATATCTCCACGTCGAAATAATGTCATTGCATGAAAAGCTTTATCTTTTACTGCATCACGATCAAAGGAAGAAGCTGGCATCATTGTTCTATCGATACCACCATTCAATGAGGACTTGTACTGATTGTAGCCACGATTAAACTCTTTGTAGTCTACAATCGCATTGTCTCTAGGATATGCTTCTGTCCATTTCTTGCTCATAACTTCTTACCTTTTATGACTCTCATTCCTGAAACTGTAAAGTCTACTGCATATCCTATCACATGTACGTTTGCATTTGTCTCAATCTTCCATTGAAAATGTGAACATGCTGCACTATGAACATCATATCGAATCGTCGTTACCAAAGGTTCTTCCCAATACTTTCCATCATCAAGTAGCACTTTATCATATACTTCTTGATCTTCAAAGTCAGGTCGTTGCTGGCGAAGTCCTTCTGTCAGCTCTTGCCCGTTGTAGTTAAAGTCCATGTAATAAGACAAAGGTATATCTTGATCTCCACCTGTTGCGATAAACAAGTACACACTATGTATCTTCTTCTTTGTAGACGAGTCTCCCATGTCCAACCATGCACTACGCATGATTGATGTAAATGGAGGACTATCTGTCATTACATCTTCTGATATCGAAGAACCTGCTGCACGTATGCGAGACAAAACCATCAACCCATGTTCATCATTGGATGTAGCTGAATCGTCATTCATTCCAAAGATTACATCGCCTGAGCTATTTACAATAAGCTGGCCGGCAGGAATCTCTTGTCGTACAGACCATGTACCTTTATCTGTATGATATACCAATCCATAGTTATTCACAGCACTTCCATCTATGGGGAAATGAACAATATACTCTCGTCGTTTTCTAGAATACACAGCAGAAGCCTGTGTCAATGCGTCTACATTTATACGCTCAAAAGTATCTCGTAAATGTGGAGTTACATTTCGAACAGTCGGATTGTCATTATAGTCCAGGTTAATGTTTATACTGTACACACCATCATAAGCTAAGAACAATACACCCAATCCTTCTACACCTACAATAGTATTGGTAGCTCTTGTTCCTATGTATCGTGTGAGGTTGCTACTTTGAAAGTTTGGATAATCACCACGTACAATATCGATGCTGTATTCTCGAAAGATCAACATATTATTAAAGTAAGAAAATAGTCCTGTCAATCCTCCACCATTTCGATGACCCAACGTCACAAAGTTTAATGCAGCAAACCTGTCAGGTTGTGCAGGATAGCTGTAAAACAAAGTCAAATCATCATCACGACCACCATCTAAAAATAAACAATCTTTAAATGTACCAAGAAATCTGCACTTCATTGCAGGAAAAGGAATCGAATCTGTATCTACTGGAGCCAAACTTCCTAAGCCTGAATCTGGAAGATCGTCTATATAAAAATCATCAGCATTGTTGGGTATCTCAGCCAAAAAATAATATGTGCTTCCATCTGCACCACCATCATCACTAAAGTTTTTGGTGCGATAAATGCGTCTTGCAATCACATCATTATTTCCTGTGGGGATTTCAATCGCTAAAGCATAGTTATATGTTGCTCCAATCGTTTTCCAGGTTACTGTATTGCTATCTGTGCTTATAGGAGACTCAGCTCCAGCTGTATTAACAAAAGAAACTTTATATCTATATTTATTTTGTGCCTGATTTGTTGCAATACCCAAACCTTTATTTTTAGGGTCAGTCAAATCAGTTGCTTGATCTACGGTAAACCATATAGTTATTTTATTTTGTCCTAAAAGTGTTGTTAAAACATTAGTCTCTACTCCCCAAGCCACAGGAGCAGAAGGAAGATTATCAAATCCCAATGGGTACTCTACCAAATAGTTTGCTACTGAATAAGAAGTCACAGGCCACAACATAGACTTACTCGGTCGGTCATATCCATTGACGTATATTATGTATTTTCCAAACTGACAATACTGTGTGCCTACCTCAGATGAACGAGGCACTACTCTTCCAGCTGACAACACATTCTTTTTCAATGTACCATTAAAATCATTCAAGTGATACAGTGTACCTCCTTGTTCAAAGAGTATCGAATCTTGTGCGCCTTGGTGACGCTGAACATAAAATAGACTATCAACGTGATCTGTAAGAAAAGGATCAAAGTCATTGGCTGTGCTGTCAAACCTTTCATAACCAAAATGATTAGTCCAACCTCCAGTATACTGATCGACTTGCCAGTTTACCAGCTCTTGAACATGGTCTACTGGTTGTGGATAGTTTTCATGGATACCTTTTAATATATCTACTTTTGTATTCGTATCTTTCATGGAAGTCTCTTTAAAGGAGTCCACATTGGTACAGTATCTACACCACTCTCTTTCATAAATCCTTTTACAAATCTACGAGGCTTTTGTGTCAAGAATCTCTGTTCCATCTTTACCACTTCACGCTCATACTTTCTCCTGTATATACCTGCAAGAGTTGGGTTGTCATGCTTACCCAATACATCCATAAGGCAAGCGTATGCAAGCACAAGATGGTGTGATTGTGGAAGTTCAGGAGTATCTGTGTTTTCCATCAAACGAGCTGGCCTGTAAATAAAACGTACAGATAGATTAAAATCTTCTCCCTGTCTAGGATACAAACGTAGCTGTTGTCGATACCCTTCAGGATAATCAAAGCGATCATTCTCTAATACAAATGTTCCATCTTCAAAAGATGATTGAGTAAAGTCAATGTCAATGTTACCACCATCACCAACATCCACTTTTGTAACAGAGTAAATACCATCAAACTCTTGTGTATTATTCGCATTGTATATATATATGCGTCTTGCAAAAGGAATACGAGAAGGAAGGACAGGCAAAGCTATACGAAGTTGCTGCGTATCACTCAACTCTATTTCATCGGAAAACTTTGATAGACCGCTTTCCATTTCGTCTTGTTCACCACTGGCATCCCATTTTACATAGGTCTGTGCTACACGTACACTACGCACACCTTGGCCTGCTGACGTTGTGTTGGCACTTACACTAGGAGCTACTGTGGGAGTTTTCATGGAAATGCTATCTTGCATTATCCAATAGTTTGGAATGTTCACTTCATCCAAAGGTAGGTTGTAGTATTCATCCTCATATCGAGTCAACGGAATAAAACGCCCTACATCTGTGGGGGAAATCTGATAACTTCTTCGGCCTACCTGGAGCAAGCTAATACAATCTTCCGGTAAACGAATAAATCTTTGTTTGAACTTTATTGTCTCAGCAGTAAAAGAACCAAAGCTGGCATCAATATAAAAGCGAGTCAATGTTACAGGGTCACGATATAACACAGTGTATTCGGTCCCATTTATTTCTACGATGTTTCCTTCAATCCAAGAAGGTAAATCACTTGTAGCATCTACAATCGTAAGTTTTGATACACCACTGTAATTACCAGTAGCTGTTCGTGTTGTATCTGTGTACGCATTTATCCTTACCTCC